ATAAATGATCTCCATCCGATGATATATAGGAATCATCTTTCATAAAGTCAGTTTTTATTTTGACTATTTTTAGAGGACTCGTTTGCGCCCTATTCTCGCACTTATTTTAGCGAATGGAGGCTATCGTATGCCTCTCTTTTTGCGTTAGAAAGTTTCTCCAAATAGTCGTTTCTGCGGAGGACTTTGAACGCTAAGTTTTCAACTGAATAAGCACCTACCGTCTCCAAGCCAGTCTTTCTCATCTTTCGTATTTTCATTTTGAGTTTTTGAGCGTAGAGTTCTGCTTCTTCGTATTTCTTTTCGTCGATAAGCTTAGTCACCCTATCTATCTGATCCATTAGAGACGCTGCTTTCTTCTTTACGTTGTCTCTGTCAAAATTTGATCTCTCTGGTGTTGGAAACTTTATCCACTCGTTGTTCAATACTGAATAGAGTCCTTGTGCCTCGTGTGGATCGTTTATGTCCTGAACATAGACTTCTACCTCGTATCCCTTTATGAGGATGTCGTGTAGTCGGTTCCATACTGATTTCATAGCATTGAAGTATTCTCGGACAAGTTCTGTCTTGTCGTCAACATCGGAGAAGTCAACGAGGATGTGTAAATCGACATCGGAGAACTTTGAGTAGTTTAGGGCAGCAAGAGAACCTGTGAAGGTGATGTCGGAGAACTGAGCGTCTCCAACTTCCAAGGAGTCGTAGAAGTCTTGCGCTATAGCGAGGAGCTTCTCTCTTATCTCGGGATCAAGCCTGTCCTCTGGTTGGTTCCAGAAGTCTTTGTTTATCTCATCATGTACTTCAAAGCTGGATACATCGATACTCTCGGGATCGACGTCTTCTGCGATAGAGCGGAGTCCACTTACAAGCATTTCAGAATTTGGGATGCTCGCAGTGGATTCACCGAACATACTCGCCCATTTAGCAAATTGTTTCATGTTATAAATAGTTCCTATAGTCTGTAAAACTCAAAGTTTCCGTCATTGAGCGAATAATACACTCTCCTCACTCCTACGTGCCTAAGCGCTGCCTCGCACATGTCGCAAGGTTTGGAAAGAAGCAGGTTTCCTGACCTTCCCACTCTGACTACATATACATCTGCTCCACGAGTGACTGAGCGATCTAATCCGAGTATACATCCGAGTTCTGCATGATGCGTGGCATCGCCTCTGTCTCGTCTTCTGAACCTTTCTCCGAACCTTGCGTATGCGTTCTTATTGTGAGAGGCGTTGAGAACTACATTTCCTCTTACGAGAATAGCTCCGTGCCTGTATCCGTTTTGTGCTGCATTTTCTGCCACTCTCGCAGCCAAGTCAAAGAAGCGTCTCTTTCTTTTTCCGATAAGCAGTGACATTTTGCTCAGAGTTTAGAATCTGAAACGACTTTTCTCATCATTGCGAACAACTCGTTGAAGTTAGACTCTCCAAACCCATCTTCCATCATCATTGTGAGCATCGTGGTTTTTCCGAGTTCGGGTTCGAAGTTTTCCAGAGCATAGTTTAGCTTCTGGGTTCCTTGTGGGCTTATGGACGGCACATAGAGTTGCATAAGGCGGTAATTTTCCGCTACCGTCTCACGCCCCTCTACTATTGACTGATATGCCTTTACTTTACTTTCAGTGTTTTCGCAATAATCGATTACTTCTGAAATCTCGTAAGACTTGTCTTCGGAGAGGAAAGAAAGTCTATTCTTAATAGTCTTCAATCCTACTCCGCCTACGCCTGCCAAGTTGTCCGATGCGTCTCCAACTATCGCTCTTGCGAGGGCGAAGTTCTTGGGGTGGATGCCGAAATCCTCTATGAGGTTATTGCGGTTTACTATCTTCTTTTGGATTGGGCGATACACTACTGTTTCGCCGTCGCAGAGTTGGAAGAAGTCCTTGTCCGAGGATACGATGACTTTCTGCCATCCTTTGTATTTCGGATGTTGAACGACATGGCTTATTACATCGTCTGCCTCTACTGCTGGTAGCATTAGTTGGATGACTGGAAGTTCGTTCAGATATTCAAACAGGCGAGTTTGTTGCCAGATCTTGTTGGCTACCTGTTCTGCATCGGACATATTGCTTACGTCTCGATTCATCCTGATGGGCTTCCTGCCCGACTTATAGTTCTTATTGACGCTTTTGCGTCGTTGGGAGCCGCCTTGTCCGTCCCAGCAGAATACAACTTCGTCTGGCTTCACTTCTCTACATAGTTTCTGAAGAGATTGGATTGTTCCTTTCACTCCTCCAAGTGGACTGCCGTTTGTAGACAGGCTCGGGTTTACTATATAATTTCTGAGATAGATATTCAGAGAGTCTATTACTAATAGTCTTTTCATTCTTTAATCCTCACTGATGCATATTGAATGCGCCCTTCTTCGATGCCCTTTTTGAGCGCCGTCTCTATAGCTCTTTTGGGCTTAGTCCATCCGTGGATATCCCACACTACTACATCGCAGTCGGTATCGAAGCTTTTAGCATCGTGACGCTTGATAAGAATACCTGTCTCCAATACGTTTAGATGCCACTTCTTTACTAAGTCGCCAACTCTGAGTCTTACTTTAGCCATTTCTTCTCCGTGTTATACTATAATGTAACACGTTTGAGAACGCTTTGCAAGTATTTATCTGCGATTTCTTCTATGTCGGCGATGTGGGCGGGCTGGACGATTTCTGCCCTCTATCCATCGGATGTGTGTTCTTGGATGACTGGATAGTAATCTTCTTGATACCATTCTAGTCTCCCAATGTCCGTGTATCCAAACTCCGTTGTGTCCGTAGTGTCCATTTACCCAAACCCATGCTCGCACTTCATGCACTGCATGAGGATAGCTTGCACGGGGATGATGCCTGACTGCGTGATTGTCTTGCACTGGTGGTGTGATAGGCGGATGGGCGTGTGCGATACACCCAGTTGTTGAAAGGGCAATCATTAGTGCCGTTGTGATTGTTTTAGTCATTAGTTCTCTTCCTCTTCTTTTTCTTCGTAAAAGTCTGATGCATTGCCTAAGCGTTTATCAAACTTAAAGATAACTTCTTCATCCATTATCTCATGTACTCTTAGACGAAACGCTTCGTCTTTCATTCGGTCTGTCCACTTTGTTGACTGAAATTTACTGCCTATCGGGTTTCCTTCTGCGTCATTGAGTTCATACCATGCTCCTTTTCTGACGAGACTAGTGGAGGCAGAGATGGCGTCAAAAAGACTTTCGTCGTCTTGGATACCTATCTTGTCTCCCCATAGAATCTTGAAGTTGCATTGCCGCCCTTGGGTTCCAAATCTTGATTTCTCAAGTTTGACTTTTACCTCTGAGCCAACTCGGAAGCCTTTGTCGTCAACGACAAAGGACGCCTTTGCCTTTCTTCCAGTTAACCAAATCCTCAGAGAGTATGAATAGATTGTGGCTTTTCCACCAGGCGTCATGTAGGGGGTAGTCATCGCTTCTGATGGCGAACGGGTGATGTTCGCTTTCAACTGGTTTAGAATAAGGAAAGTGCTTTCCGAGTTGGCTATAGGGATAATAAGTTTTGATAGTCCTTTTGCGAGAATTCTCGCTTTCATTGCCATTGACGACTGGGGGTTGAAATCTCCCTCAATGTCTGAGATGGCGGGTGTAAGTGCGAGAGAGTCCCAGATGAATAGCATCTTGTTCTCGTTTGTCGCTAATAGAGTTTCAATAGTTTCCAGAACAAACTCAACAGACATTGCTTGGACATACATAAGTTCGTCTAAGTTGCATCCTGCGTTCTGTAGGAATTCTGGATCGATGGCGCTTTCTGAATCAAAGTAGATGACGTCAATGCCTGCCTTTTGAGCATTGGCGGCGACTTGTGCCGCCATATATGATTTACCTGTTGATGCCAGTCCAGCAAGTTCTGAAATCTTACCTCCTGGTATTCCTGCCATTTCTCCACGGGAAATAATAGAATCCAACCATCTTGAGCCTGTAGGAATCCAATAAGGAACCTGTGTTGGGTTTTTCTCGGTTAGACTGTGTGCGACATTGATGCCAGCTTGTTTGTTTATCATAGCTCGCATGTCAGCCATGCTCATTTTGCCTGCTTTTGATGAGCTTTTTTTAGCCATTGTTTCTCCGTTTTTTGTAAAAGTGTGAGGCACCTGATTACCCTGTGCCTCCCTGTGGGCAGATGATACGAAAGGGGGGTGTGCGTTTATAGCAGTATCATCTGTTTAGTTGAGTCTGAGATTTTATGTTCCCATTAACTCGCTGAAGGCGGCATCTACAGAGGAGGCTGTATCCGTAGTTGTTGCCGCTGTGGTTGTTGACGTAGTTTGAGTTGACTCTGTAGTCGCAGTGTCTGCCGTCTCTCCAAGGAGATAAGCATCCAACATCGTTCCAACTTCCGCTGGAGTCTTACGCTCGAAAATAGTGTCGAAGTCTGGAATGTTCTCCAGAAGTTCGGCACAGCGCTCGTCTCCGCCCACTGCTTCATCACAGAGAGGAGATGAACGTCGGCGAGGAACCAACTTGGTTTGAGGGAATGATGCGCCTGCTGGCTTACCATAATGGAGCGACAAGTCAGTTCCAGTCTCAACATCGGTGATGTCGCCATACTCAGGGTTGAGAACGAGATTTAGAAGCTGCTCATATACCGTCTTGCCGTAACCCCATAGACGAACACCTTGATCCTCTTCTCCACGAACGAGGACGGGTGAGAAGAAGCGCTGGCGAGCCATAAGGTTCTTTGCCTGCTTAATGCTTTCTTCGGTTCCCTCATTGAAGAGTTGACGAACGAAATCGTTCAGTGGATCGGCTTCGTTGAAGTTACGATAGGGTGAAAGGAATCCTGGGTTGTTTCCTACATTGTAGTGAAACCAGTAATCCTTGAAGGGATCGCCGTCAGCAGTTGGGACGATGCGAATAGTTTGCTCGCCGTCTTGCGGACGCCAGAATGAGGACTTTTGCCCTCCACGGTTTTCGAGAGCCGACTTGCGGGCTTTCATTTTGCTAATATCAATAGCCATTGTTATTTTACCTTTGTTTTGTTTTTGTGGCGGATTTGCCTTGAGTCAAGATGATGAATCTCTCACCTTGCTAATGAATATTATAACACAGGTATGTTATAAAGTCAAAGTCTTTTTTTATTTATTTTCGAGAATTTCGTCGGTTTCTATTTCTTCGTAATCAAAGAATCCGTGATCCATTGGAATAGTCATTACCCATCCATTGCCATACTCGCATTGACATCTCGCTTCGCCATCGAGTGATGTAAATTGAGCGCCCACTACTGAACAGGCAACTTCGCAATGTCCCACTTTTCTTCCTACTTCGACGCCTTGCTTCAATACAGTCATTGCCAAGAATGTACCTACAAGTGAAAGTCCGAAAAGAGTCAATGCTCTCTTTATTATGTACTTCCATTTAGTTGGTATCTTTTCAAGCAATTTCAGTTACCAGTCCTCGCAGTATTGACGACTATGTAAGCATAGTCCTGTTCATAACTAGTTGAATGTATCCTAAACG